AATTAATGGGCGCAGCCGAAGCGGTCGGCATCGCGTTGAGGTCGATAGTTTGGATCTCCTGAGAGTAACCGGGCCAATCACCGGCGGCGAGACAGGCTTTATAGAGGTCGACGGCCTTGATGAAGTCCGAGTAACCGAAGGCCATCAGGTCGGCGCCGAGTTCGTAGACCGCGACCTGAAGCGTTTCCTTCTCGACGCAGATAAAGCGGAAGCCGTTCACGCGCTGCTTAAAGCCCGACTCGAACGCGGCCTTATAAAAGTTCGCTTGCAGGTTATAGCGATAGGACCGCACGGCCTTGAGGAACCCGGACGGGCTGGCATCCTCGCAGGTCTTGAGGTCGTATAGATACCCGTCATCGCCGACGGCATCGATCGCGACCTTGATCTGGGCGTCGCAATAGGTCGTCGTGAACATCATTTCGGTATGCTTGAACGTGAACCCGTGGCGGTCGATACAGCCGAGGGCGGCGGCAGCAATCTTCTGCCCTTCATCGGCCTCGTCGGCGCTGAGGACCGTCACCCCTGGTTCGATGGCAGAAATAAAAGCCTCATAAATCCCCTTACCTTCCTTGGTGCGGCGGTCGCAGACCGGCATGATCGCGAACTTCTCGCGGGCCTTGGTCGGCTCGAGGACGAGGCCGTGAACGTAGGAGCCAAGGCGAAGGGCCTTGGTGGCCTCGCGTTCGGCGGTCGCGTAGAGGCGGAAGTGAGCCGGGGACTTCAGGAGTTCCTTGGAGCCGGAGTAGTTGAGGGCCTCGATACCGTCATAGATAACGCGGTGCTCGATGATGTGGGGTTCGATGTGTTGCATAGGTGGGAAGGATTAAAGGGTGTCGTCGTCGTTACTATCCTCGAGGGCGTGTGTGATGCGCTTGGCATCCTCGAGCGCGGCCTCGGCGGCCTCCTCGCATTTCTCGAGTTGAACCCGGAGGCAGCGGAGGTGAACGACGATCAGGTGCACCCTGTCATAAAGGGCTTTCAAGTCGTAGGCTTCAGCCAGGGCCTCGGGGTTGATGGCCTCGAGTTCACGGGTGGCGAAGGCCACGGCCTTGTTAGCATCCGCGAACGAGCCCTCGTTATCGGCGTCCTGACACCGGGCCCGAAGGGAGTTTAAACGGTCGCCAATCTGAAGGAGCAAGCGGCGGATGTGGTCGTGGTTTGTCATCAGTTAGAAAGTGATTTCCGTCATCGTCTTGCCGTCGGTAAAGAAGAAACGGATTTCTGACCGGGCAAGGCTGGGCAGGGTGTTGCGCTTCCAGTCAGCCAGGTTCGCGTCGAAGACCTTGCGAGACTTGGCGAAGACCTCGGCGAAGGGGATGCCGTCCAACAGGATCAGGAGGATAAAGGGGTAGCCCGAGGAGGCCGCGGCCTTGACGACCCCGGAGGGGATGAGGAGAGGCTTACGGACGGGCTTCATCAGCGCACGAAGATCAGGTGCATATCGAGCCAGAGAAAGAACTTGGATAGGAGGACGACGGTTATTAGGCCGGCCATATATCCAAGCCAGAAGCGATCAACGTTCACTTGGTCAGCGGGCGGATGCCCGGGGCTTGGGTTGAAGCCGTGAAGGGGACGGGCTTGGAGGACGCGGCGCCGTCGTCGTCGAGGTCGGTAGCAATCCCGCAAGCCGTTTGAATAGACTGCCGGCGGAGGTAGGTGATAGCGCTGCCGATTTGCTGGGGCGTCAGGCCCTCGGCCTTGACGGAAAGACGGCCAGCCTGGAACACCGTTCCGTCGATATGGCGGAAGGTCGTGAGCACCGTCACCTTGCCGTCCTCGGAGTCGAGCACTTGGGCGATAGCGATACTGTGCTTCGCGGCGACTTCTTTCACGGTCTCGAGAACTTCGGCGAGGCTGGCGTAGCGTGACTTAAACGCCGGGTTGACGCGATCGGCGTGAACGTTGCCGACGTCATTCAGGAAGCCGACCAGGTCGGCGTTAGGGTTAGGTGCGGTGGGGCTCATAAGTTAGTCGGCCTTCGGTTTATCGAGGAGGGTATCGAGTTCGTCGACCGAGACACGGCTGAGGGTGCCGCCGACAATCGGGTTGTAATACTGCTTACCGTTATAGGTCGAGACCTTGAGCAAGCGAGCGAGGCGCTTACCGGGCAGGATAACGTAAGAGGTGCCGGGGACTTCGCGGATAGCGACGACCTCGGGGGTAGTGTTGGGTTGCTTCTTAATCATAGGGAAAGGGTGTCAGCGTCGACGAGGTGCAAGGGCAGTCTCCAGCCGTTAATTTCTGGATCGCGGAACTCGTCGCGCATATAGTCCGCCGCCGCGAACGGGGAGAATAGTTTAACCTGGTTAAAGTAATCATCGCTTAGAACCTTTGTTCCGTAGATAACTTTATCGGCGTCCTTCTGCCAGAAGGGAATTGCGTTTTGAGTTCGCACGGTGCGGACTTCGCCGGTTGTCCCAACGTCGGGGAAATCTTTGCGCTGATTGTGAACGTCGTTAGGCCAGACCGGGCAAGTCCAAGTCAGGTTGTAATGCCTTGCCACGGCCCACTCTGAGACAATGGAACGCACGTCGGAAAGCAGGTTATGCTCCAGCCGACCCTCGGCCTTGCCCTTGGCGTAGTTAGGCTTATCCGCAGATCCGAACTTCATCAGCCATCGCTGGGCGGCTAGCGCGGTGCAGAACTGCAACTCATCTTTTGAAAGTGTAACAATCACGGGATGCTTAGTTAATGGCGCCGCGGCGGGCGGCGTCGAGGATCAGCAGGGCGTCGGCGTTCCAAAGGGTGACGTCGACGGTAGGGAAAAGTTCAGCGGCCCGGGACTTGAGGACGTTCTTCCATTGGGTCGTCGTGCGTTTGCCCTTCGTGCCGACGGGATGGGTCTTCATCCAGATTGCCGGACGGACGCGGTGCATCTTCCAGCCGAGCGTGACCGCGCAAGCGTAGAGGATGCCGCAATTCCACATCATTTTTCCGACAGCGCTGCCGGGGATGGCCTTCCCGACGAACAGGGGCGGCTCCTCCAAGTAACAATCGATTTCCTTCGCGGTTTTGGAGACTTCCTTGAGGAAGGAAATAACCTCGTGTTCAGTCCCCGGCATCTTCTGCACCGTGACGAGCCCTTCCTGATCCATTAGGGCGAGCCCGCCGCTCACGCCTGGGTCGATTGCTACGAGGAGGGCCACGAGCAAGAACTTTGCTTGGCCTCAAACCCCTTGCCAGAAATAAAACTATTGTCTGACCAGGTTACCAACGCGGCGAGCATAGGATGCCCGGGCAGGTGGCGCAGCCGAAAGGCGGAAGCCGATGGCCTCGGCGCCGGCGAACCCTAGGTTCCAGCAGAGGGCTAGACACTCGGGCGAGGGGGAAGGTATACCCCGGGCGGTCAAGCGGCCTCGGAGGGCACGGAGATAGGCAAAGGCGACGAGGTCTTGAGCAAGCGTGGACCGCCAAGTTGACCGGGGATAGGCGGGCTTCCCCTCCTTAGCGAGTTGGGCGTTACCGTCGGCCCACGCGGCGGGGTGCATTTGATACAGGCCAAGGGCTTCACCGCTGTCGCCGACCTGCAAGCGCTCGCCGCCCTCGACCTGACCGATCGCGTAAAGAATACGGGCATCGGTCTGGGCGGAGGCCGTGCAGCCGAGAAGGAGCAGGGCGACCAGGGGAACCGGGCTCACGGGCGGCGGGGGATAAAGGAGCCCTCGACCGTTACCTCGCCGATGCGGTATGAGAAGGTCAGGCCGATGCAGTCGCCGGCGCCGACATAGGGTTTGATGCTAACCTCGTCAGCCCCGTCCTTTAGCATTATCTCAGAGTAGTCGCTAATCAGGCGCTCGACGTGAGGCACCGCGAAGGAGGCCCGGGAGTAGTCGCCGGTTATGATCCGTTCGTTAATGAAGTAAACCTCCGAGGCCAGCGAGTTGAAGGCTGGCAAGTGGGCAAAGCGTCCGACGTCGCTCACGACTGCTTGCCCTCCTTGGCGTCGTTCCAATCACGCAACTCTTTTACATCTTCTGCCTCCCAGTTAACGGCTCTAATGCCATCAAGCCAACTTTCAGCCATTGCATCCCCGGCCTTTGTCAGACGCTCGACCTCGGCCTTGAGGCGGCGACACTCCGCTTGGGATGCGTTGATGGTCTTATCCATTTCGGCAGTCAAAGCCTTGAGGCTGGCGTTCTCGGCCCAAGCCTTGACCATCTCGGCCCACTTCTCCGGCTCGACCGGGATGAACTTACCCACGGGGGCGGTTCTCCATTTCGAGAATGACGCGCTCGTTATGCATCGCAACAGCGTGGGCGCGCTCGGCCCGGTGCATCCAATGAAGCCGACTAGCCTCGGCGTTCTTCAGCGCAAGGTCAGCCCGGTCCGCGTGATCGCGTAGGGCGTTGACCGTTACCGCAAGGGCCCGGGCAGTTGTCCAGGGCTTAAGCCACCAGAAGCGAGGGAGGGTCGTGCCGCGAACGACGAACAGGCCGGCGGCGTGGGCGTTAGCGTCGGGCATTAGCGTAGGGAGTAAGGGGCCCGGGGCTGAATGTTCGACCACTTCAAGTTGAGCACATCCAGCCAGGTGCGGAGAAGGGGAACGCTGATCCCCATCGCTTCGGCTGCGTCCTTCTGAGACTTGCCGGCAGCGTTGAGGGCAGTAAGGCGGGCGTGGTTCTCGGTTAGGCGCTTGGCGAAGTCAGCCCGCACCGGGCGGCGGAGGGTGATCGGTCGAGAGGCAACGGTAATGGTCGCCTCGGTTTTGATTGGTTTGCGCGGGGTGGTCATATGGTTTATGTTTTAGCGGAAAGGCTTAACGTCGTTTAGTAGTTATTAAGAATGTCAAACAAGCCGGGGCCGTCGGCGAGGAAGTAGATGAGGACCGCCAGCAGGATGCCGAGGGCGAGGGTGGGGAGGAGTTTCATTTGGTTGTGGGGTTAAGGATTGGCTAGAGTTTACTTTTTGAAGTTGAGGAGATCGGCGTGCGCAGCGTCCTTCTCGATTTCGCAGAGAAACATTTCACAGGCGGCGTGGCCTACGTCCTCAAAGGTAACTTCACCACCAGAGGCGATGCGAGCGATCGAGAGTCGTTTAAATTTAGCCTTCGCTTCGTTATACGCTTTGACAGCGTTAGCGAAATCGGTTGCGAGGGAGGACCGGCTGGTGGTTTTAGTGTTGGTCATATTGGTTGGAACGTCCCGACCATAGGCTTCCCATTTTATTCAGTCAAGCCTTTTGACGGAATTACCGAGCGGGGTCTTTTGACACAAAAAGGCCATTTTTGTTTCCATAAGTGCCCGAGCGGGAAGGTTATGGAAACCGACCACCCTATGACCCCTCCGACATATGCCCGGGGATAGGTCGATTGACCCCTCTGGCTTGCCCTAGGAGGCGTCTTGACCGTCAGACCGACCGAAGACCCGCACCCCTAGGGCTACCCCCACCCCGGCGCACCCGATGGCTAGGCAGGTCGCCAAGTCCCGGACCACCTTCAGCGCCGCGGTCGACATTCGCAACTGACCCTCGGTATTCTTATCGTCGAGAATGACCGCGTCGTTCGTCAGGAGCGCGGCGAAGGCGTGACTATCCCGGAAGGCCGAGAGGACTTGTTCGCAGATCCAAGCGGTCGCCAACGCTGTCAGGCCCGAGGCGATGGTTAAGATCGCGACTGCCCACAGCAGGTTCGTGTCAACGACGGGCTTTCGGCTTGGCTCCACGGGGTTTAGATTTAGCGGGCTTCAGGCCGGCGGATTTCTGGACCTTGTTCAGTTCGCCGGAGAGGCGGGCCTTCACGACTCCCTCGGCCCAGGCGGTGACCTCGAGGGCCATATACCCGGACAGACCGTTGAGCGCCCACAGCATTTTCTTGTTGGCGACGTACTCGTCGAGCGCGTACCCGGACAGGACGGCCACGACCATCGCCACGAATAGCCGAGTTAACACCTTGCCGACGGTCAATTTCTCGTCGGTTAGGATAATCTTAACAGCCATACCCATCATTCCCAGCAAGCCAGCGAGGGCACCCTGCTTGACCTCGGGGGAAATGTCCTCGGGGGAAATCGGGGACGCGCTCATTTGGAAATCCTCACGGGGGTTGTGTGTTTCCCTTGCACGACGCGGCGAAAGTTCTGCGACCAAAGGACGCGGGCGATGGCCTTCCCTACCCGGTCGACCTCTTTCTCGACGAGGTCAGGCAAAGCGATGTGCAGCGCTTCGTGGCAAACGACCTCAAGTTCCCGGCGGGCGGATAGCCGAGGGTCGACCTCAATCATCGGGTGCTGCGGATCACCGGGCACGGTTGCCTGACCCCACGCCTGTTCTTTCCCAAGCGGGCGCCAGACGACCTTAACCTTGCGGGGGCGTTTCGGCATCGGGGCAAGCGGGTTTTCGGAAATGTAGCCACACCAGCAGAACGACCAGGAGCACAAGCCCGCCGACAGACGGCAGGAAGTAAGGGGACGAGAATAGGAAGGGCAGACCGCCAACGCCGGCGCCGACCGCAAAGGCCACACCTGCCCGGATGTATTGCCCGAGGAGCGCCATAGCCAGGGCAGCGAGGAAGCAAACCCCAGCGGCCACGGCGAAAGCGTTGCGGACCCCTTCCGTGCGGACCTGCTCGACCTCGGTCTTCAGCGCCGTGATCTGCTTGTTCGCGGCGTCGAGCGCGGCCTTGTTCTTGGCGGCGTCCTGTTCGGCCTTGTTCCAATTGGCGTCAATCACCGCGAGCAACTTCCGCCCCGCGTCCTCGGCCAACTTGTATTCCTCGGCGTTGGCCCTGGTTACCCGGTTACGGGCGTAGGCCAGGGCGTCAGGGGTAGGGGGAGGGAGATATGAGAGGGCCACGCCTGTCTCGGCCTTAACAACGGCGGGCTTGTCGGCGTTCTCGCGAGCCACGGTCACCGCCGCAGCCACCCGGGCGTCAGCCTTATCAATCTGCTGGCCGACCTTGGCGAAGTTATCCGCCGGCGGCGTGGCCGTCCCGGTGCCCTCGGTGTCCGGCGAAGTAGCGCAGGCCGAGAAAAGCAGGGTTACCAAAATCAGGCGCATCGTATTTTGGTCTAGACCGTTTTGCGGTCACTTGCCTTTTAACGCGTCGAGAAGTTTCTTTCCTTCGGACTCCTTGCTTTGCAGTTTGGTGACGTTGTTACGATACATCAGAAGGCCAGCGACAAAGCCGGCCAATAGGCAAACGGTATGGGAGATGATGAGAAACATAAGTTAGGAGAGGCGGGCCAGCAGGGCGGCGAGTTGAGCCTCTAGTTCGGCGATGCGCTCGGCGTCGGACTTAGCAATCGGAAGCGGGTTATAGGTCAGTTGGCAGACCGTTGCAAAGGTTGTGTCTGGGGCCGTGTATACAGTCCAGCCATCGGCCCGTTTCCAGCAGATCGGGTCGGCTTCGATGCGGACCCAAGCGTTTCCTTGTTCGTCGATGTAGTCCATAGGTTAGACAGTAATGATAAGAGCGTAGCCAGCCCCGCCTGTTCCACCGGCGCCGCTTGCGTTGGAAGTGTCAGAACCGCCGCCACCGCCGCCACCACCGCCAGGGGCACCGCCTGTTGCACCAGCCCCACCATTCGTAGCCGTTTTATAGTAGCCACCACCGCCGCCCGTGCCGCCGTATCCAAAGGCATAGGCAGCCGTTCCGGCCGTCGCCGCCGTTAGGCTAGACGCCACCCCGCCGGTGCCTCCAGCAACTAGAGATCCGGTGCCGCTGCTCTGTGTTACGGCTGCCGCCTTGCCGCCGCCTGATCCGCCATCAGCGGCAGTCGTGCTAAGCGCCGCGGCCCCGGCCCCACCGCCGCCGCCATTTGCATAGAGACCCTGAAAGGCGCTTGCGTTAGATTGTGAGGTTCCAGTTGTCGTTGTTCCTGCTACCCCACCGAGGCCGGTCAAACCATACAATCCAAATAGTGAATTGGTTCCGCCGGTGCCAGCGCTACCACCGCCCGTAGCGCTTCCGGCAAAGCCATAGCCGCCATAGCCGGCCGCAAGGTAAGTGCCAAAGGATGTAACCCCGCCTACGGTTCCATTGGCGCCACTCGAAACGGTTCCCGAAGGCTTTGAGGCTCCGCCCGGACCACCTGCCCCGACGGTAACGGTAACGGTAGAAGATAGGTCGGCAGCGTTCATCCAGATTTGCGTAATCCCGCCACCGCCGGCGCCCCCGCCACCGCCTCTATTCGAGTTAGTATTTGAAACAGCACCGCTACCACCGCCGCCACCGCCACCGACAAGAAAGACAAACACGGCCTTTGCGTTTGTTGGCTTTGTCCAAGTAAAGGTGCCAGCGGTCTTGTAAGCCTGGACGTCGTTAGAACCTCCAGCCGTCGACCATTGGACATTGTAATTTGTGCCGTCGACCTTGCTCAATACCTGAGCCGCAGTCCCGCCCGTGGGCAGGGGGTTCAGGTGCACGTGATCAGCCCGAGCGTATTTGAGAGACGTGCCGGTGGCGGCTGCCGATGCATCGTTCGCCGGAGTCGTGGCCGAAGCCTGACCGACAACGAAGGCCGTGCTCGCGATCTGCGTCGTGTTCGTATCAGCCGAGGCCGTCGTGGTCGTCGGCGTCCCGGTCAGACCAGGGCTTGCCGTAGGCGCCGCGCCTGAGACGTCGGCCACGGCTAAGACGATAGCACCCGTCCGGCCCGCAACGGAAGTGACCGCGTCAGCCGCGGGGGTCGACCAAGTCGTGTCGTAGTTTGTAGCGCTTAACTTGGTGAGCACCTGCCCGGTCGTGCCGCCTACCACAACCCCGGCCCCTGTGGCCCCCGTGGCCCCAGTTGCGCCCGTGGCCCCGGTGCTCCCGACGTCACCACGGGGGATAGTGAAATCGAAGACTGCCGCCGAGGTGGTGCCAACGTTGGTAACCGAGGCAAACGATCCGGGCGCCCCCGTCGTCGTCGTGCCAGCCGTTGCGGTCGCCGCCGTGCCCGTGCTACCCGTGGCCCCCGTGGCACCTTGCGGGATACCAAAGTTGAACGTCGCCGCGGAGGACGTGCCCGAGTTCGTGACCGTAGCCGGTGAGCCAGGGGAAAGGGTCGTCGTCGTGCCCGCCGCGATCGTCGCCGCGGCACCTGTCGGCCCCGTGGCCCCGGGCGTCCCGAGTTCAATGGACAGGCTCGCCGGCGCCGTGGCTAAGACCGACAGGGATAGGCTGCTATCCGTCCCGTCAACCGTCACGGTCAGGGAGCCTAAAACCAGCGAGGAAACGGTGATGCTGCTCATCGTTAGGTAACCTGTTCGATGATGTTCAGGCGGAAGGTATCGGAGAAGAAGGTGGTCCCGCTGTAAACGAACTTAATGTCGGACCGGGCAAGGCCCAGGGCGAAGCCCGCGGTCGTCGTGGCCGGGAGGCTGGCGACAAATGATAGGCCATCACCGGCGATCACAATCGTACAGGGGTAGGCGTTGTTAACGAAGTCGACAATCGTCGAGGTCACGGTGGTCGACAGTAAATTGACCGGGCCGCCCGCGGCGGGGGTGTAGGTGACGGTCGCCGAGTAGGTCGTCCCGCGCTTAAAGGTTACGCTGTTACTCATTAGAGAATGTCCTGGTAGACGGTGGCCGCGATCTGGCAAGCGGTTTGCTTGATGGTGCCGCTAGA